AACACAGTAAAAGCATTAGCTGCTGGAGATGTTAATACATTCCTTGGCTTTGATTTCTGTGTGTCTAACAGACTAGCAATCGCTTCAAGCAAAAGAAAATGTATCGCTTTCGTACAAGATGGTGTTGCATTAGCTGTAGGTAAAGACTCTACTGCTAGAATCGATGAAAGATCTGACAAAGGCTACGCAACTCAAGTTTACTATTCTGCTGCATTCGGTGCAACTAGAATGGAAGAAGCTAAAGTTGTGGAAGTACAAGCTCACGAAGCATAATAAATAGAATTTTAGGGGGTGGAAGCGAGAGTAGAAACCCCCTAAAGTGCATGAAACAAATAAAAGATTTAAAAACAGTATTACATTTTAAGAAAGGAGATCATATCTATAGATATGTATTGGTGGACAGATTTAAAAATGATGGTAAATACCATTATGGTTTTGATGCTAAAGAAGAAAGAACTACAGAAGAAATCTTTGCATTAGAAAAAGATAGACAGATAAGGCGAAAGTATATTATAAAGGAGTAATATGGCATCAGTAGTAGACATTTGTAATGGAGCATTAAACCAACTTGGTGCATCAACAATCTTAACACTTACAGAAGATTCAAAAAACGCAAGACTTTGCAATGCAAGATACACACAAGTTAGAGATAGTTTATTTAGATCTCATCCTTGGAATTGTTTAATTAAAAGAGTTGAACTTGCAAGAGATACAGAAACTCCATCATGGGGTTTTAGTTATCAATTTACTTTACCTGCTGATTGTTTGAGAGTTATTACAATTTTAAATTATGATTATGATTATAAAGTTGAAGGTAGAAAAATTTTAGCAAATCATGGTACAGTTAAAATACAATATGTTTCAAGAATAGAAGATCCAAATCAATACGATGAATTATTAAGAGAAACTATATCTTCTGCATTAGCTGCTGACATTGCTTATGCAATAACATCATCTAATCCTACTACACAAAATATGTATAATTTATTTCAAGATAAATTAAAAGAAGCAAGATTTGTAGATGCTACTGAAGGTTACAATACTAATCCAGATAATGGTCAAGCAGATATAATTGATTCTTCTACTTTTATAAACTCAAGGTATTAATAAATGGCTAGAGTTGCGGTACAGTTAACCAATTTTACTGGTGGTGAATTATCACCAAGACTAGATGGTAGAAACGATTTAGCTAAATATTCTACAGGATGTAAGACTTTAGAAAATATGATTGTCTACCCACACGGAAGTGCTGCAAGAAGATCTGGTACACAGTTTGTTGCAGAAGTAAAAGATAGCACAAAAAAAACTAGATTAATTTCTTTTGAATTTTCAACAGTACAAACTTACATACTAGAATTTGGAGATCAATACATTAGATTCTATAAAGACAATGGTCAGATATTATCTGGTGGTTCAGCTTATGAAATAGCTTCACCTTTTTTAGAAGCAGAACTATTTGATATTAAGTTTGCTCAATCTGCAGACACTATGTACATCTGTCATCCAAATCATCATCCTAGAAAATTAACTAGAACTGGTCATACTAACTGGGTGTTAACTAATGACGTTATAATTAATGGACCATTCATGGATCACAATGTAGAAACAACTACATTACAAGCATCACACAAAACAGTTGGTGCAACAACAACTGTAACAGCTTCATCAACAACAGGTATAAACTTTAATCAAGGTTTTTTATCTACAGACGTTGGAAGATTAATTCATATAAGTAGTGGTCATTTAAAAATAACTTCAGTTACATCTACAACTGTAGTTGTTGGAACTGTTATTCAAGATTTAAGTACGGTTCTTGCTACAACAGATTTTGCTTTAGGATCATTTTCAGATACTACAGGTTATCCATCTTGTGTTACTTTCTTTGAACAACGATTAGTATTTGCTGCAACTAAAGCTCAACCACAAGCTATATTTTTTTCAAGATCAGCAGACTATGAAAACTTTGACGATCAATATCATGAAACAGTAGCTGATGATGATGCTATAGTTTATACGATTGCGTCAAACCAAGTTAATGCAATTAGATTTTTAACAGCAACTAGAACATTAATTATAGGTACTGCAGGTGGAGAGTTTGCAGTTACAGGTGGTTCGACATCAAGTGGAGTTGCTATTACGCCAACAAACATTGCAATTAATAAACAATCAAATCATGGTGCTGCAAATGTAGATGGTATTGCTGTTGGCAATGCTACTATATTTTTACAAAGAGCTAAAAGAAAATTAAGAGAATTAGCTTATAACTTTGATGTTGATGGTTATGTAGCTCCAGATTTAACTATCCTTGCCGAGCATATTACTAAAACTGGTATTACACAAATGGCATATCAAGAAGAACCTAATAGTGTTGTTTGGTGTGTTAGAACTGATGGTCAACTTTTAGGATTTACTTATCAAAGAGAACAACAAGTAACTGCTTGGCACAGACATATATTTGGTGGAGCATTTGGCAGCGGTAATGCAGTTTGTGAAAGTGTTGAAGTCTTACCTACTGATGATAGTGAATATCAAATATGGGTTATTGTTAAAAGAACTATTAATGGTGTAACAAAAAGATATGTAGAATATTTACATAATTTAGATTTTAATGAAACAGATGATACAACATTTAATTTTTTAGATTCACAATTGTCTTATGATGGATCTGCGGTTACAACTATATCTGGTCTTGCTCATCTTGAAGGTCAAACAGTTTCGATATTAGCAGATGGCGCAACTCATCCAGATAAAACAGTTAGCTCTGGATCAATAACTTTAGAAAGATCTGCAAGTAAAGTTAAAGTTGGATTAAGTTATACATCATTATTACAAACAATGAGAATAGATGCTGGTGGAGAGAATGGTACATCACAAAGTAAAACTAAAAGAATCTATGAGATTACTGCTAGACTTTATGAAAGTATTGGTGTGGAAATTGGTCCAGATCTAAATAACATGGAAAGAATACCATTTAGATCTTCAGCTAATAAAATGGATAGTGGTATTAATGTATTTACAGGAGATAAAGAAATAGAATTTAGAGGCAATTATGAAACAGATGGTTTTATATTTGTTAGACAAACACAACCTTTACCTTTAACAATATTATCTTTATATCCTAAACTTCAAACAAATGATGGATAGAATATTAAATATAGTTAAATATAAAGGTGAACATGGAAGATATATTATGAAGCAACAAATGAATCATTTATTAATGGATAAAGATATGGAGTTTAATGGAAACCCAGATAACCTAGAACAAGATAATTTATCATTTACAGGTATGATTGATGGCAAACCTATCTTTGCTGCAGGTATGAAAATAATTTGGAGTGGTGTTGCAGAAGGTTGGGTGTTAGCTACTAAAGATGCTTTAGATCATCCTTTGTTAGTCGCTAAAGCTATTAAGAAAGATTTTGCACGAATAGCAAAAGAAAATAATATCAATAGAGTTCAAACTGCTGTAAGAGCTAACTATACAACTGGTTTAAAATTTGCTAAATGGTTAGGATTACAGGAAGAAGGATTAATGAAAAAATTTGGTTTTGATGGTTCTGATCAATATATGTATGCGAGGTTATTCTAATGAGTTGGCAGATGGCAGTAGTAGGTGCAATAGGTGCAGCACAAGTTCAACAACAAGGTGCTTATGGTAAGTTTAATCAAGCAGTTAATGATCGTAATGCTAAAGTTAAAGAACAAGAAGCTAAAATAATTGATGACAAACTAGCATTAGATTTATCTACATTTGATAAAGAATTTAGAAAACTTGAAGGATCAACTATAGTTCAAACAGCAAAATCTGGTGTTACTCAAGGCGGAACTGCAATGAGAATAAGATTATCTAATTTAGAAGAAGCTGAATTAGAAAGACAAAAAATAAAATATAATGCAGAAATAGGAAAATCAAGAGCATTTGAAGAAGCTAACTTTGCTAGAATAAGAGGTGATATAGCAAGACAAGAAGCTAGAGTTTCTCAACTACGAACAATAACATCAACTGGAACATCATTATTAAGCATGATGGGATAACTATGCCAAAGATACCTACATATACATCAACAGGAACTATAACAACACAAGCTGCAAGTGTTGAATCTAATTTACAATTAGATTTAAACAAAACACCTGCATCTGCTTTAGCTCCAGTAAGTAAATATTTACAAGAAAGTTATATTCAAGAAAAAACTATTGAAGCAAATAATAGAGCCAATCAATTAGTAAATAGTTTTTATGAAGATAAAAAAGATAATCAAGGAAATATAATTCAAAAAGGTTGGTTGACTATTCAAAGTGAAGCAAAATCAAAACCTTCAGTTTCAGAAGCATCAGAATATTTTGATACAGAAATTGAAAATCTTTATAACTGGCATAAAGCAAATGATTTTAATAAATTAAATAATTTTGAAAAAAAAGCTATTGATAACAAATTTTATGCAACATCTGGTTTATTTAAAACAAAAGCTATTTCAGAAGCTAGAATAAATTTAATTAATGAAAATAAAAAAATTGATGATGATGCTTGGACTAAAGATACTCTTTTACTTAAAGAACTTGGAACAAGTTATATAGATCAACATAAAATAAACAATGCTAATAGAATTAATAATAACCCAGAATATGATGAGGGTACAGCAAAACGATTAATAGAAGCATATAATGAAAAAGGTATAGAATTTTTAGCTACTTCTATGGCTAACAATAATCCTTTTCAATTTAAAGAAGCATTAAAAAAAGGTTTGTTTGATGATGTGTCTGCTGAACAACAATTAAAATTAAATGAAGTTGCAGATGTAGTTATTAAAGAACAAAAATTTTCAGCTTTACTTGCTCCTCTTGATGTACCTTTTGACGCAGACCCTAGAGATTTTGTTATTGCAAATAAAGAAGTTGCAAACAAAACATTTGGCGGTAATGAAAATTTACAATCTATTTATCAAAGTTTAACTGTTCCTGAAAGAAATGAGTTTGAAAAAAAATATTTACAAAAAGCAAATCAAATTAAATCTGATAGACAATTACAAATATTAACATCTACTCAAATAGGTAAATTTGAAACAGCTCAAAAAACAAATGAAATTATGGAAGATTTTTATAAAAACAAAGGAACATATACAAATAAATTGCAAGAATTATTTCCTAATGATTCTGGAATAGTTGAACAATTAGTTGATTTTAATACAAAAGTTTCTGAAAAAACTGCAAACAATATATCTAAATTTGATAGCAATGATGATATAATGAAATTAATTGTTGATGATAAAATTAATACAGCATACGACAAGTTTCTTTTAACTGGAGAGACAGAACCTAAATCTATATTTGAAAGAGTAGGTACTCAATTAAATGTTGCTGATGTAAAATTTTTAAACAATCTTTTTTCAATTTCTAATGAAGAAAACTTTAAAGAAAACCATACAAAGTTTTTTGACTTTATGAATTTGTTTTCTTTAGAAGTAGCAGGTAGTTCAGCTTTAAAAGATTTAGATCCTAAAAGAGATTCAAGATTAAACCAGTTTAAATATACTATGTATATTAGATATATAAATGGAATAAAAGAAGGCAAGACTCCAGATAAATTATTAAAAGCAACAAGAGGTAATAAAGATTTTATTGCTTATGACATTCATACATTTATTCCAAGTATGGATGATGTTTATAAAAGTATTAAAGACAATATTAAAGCTAGAGAAGATCTTCCAGAAATTCCTAATCAAAATAAAAAAACAAAAAAACAAATAGAAGAAAAGTTAGGAAGAACTATTACTATTGAAGAATACGAAGAAATAATAAAGGCAAACTAATGGCTACATTAGCAGATCAAATAAAATCTTTTGAAGAAGCAGGTTTTAGTTCACAAGAAATAACTGAATGGAAAAAAAATAAAGTTGAAAGTTTAAGTAAGGCAGGATTTACTACAGAAGAAATTGCAAAAGATTTAGGTCATAAAGAATTAGATTTAAAACCTATTAGAGAATTTTGGAGTAACATTATTAGTCTTGGAAAAGAAGAACACGAAAAAGCATATGTAGAAATACAACAGTTAAATGCTCAAAATGATGATACTCCTTTTATTCAAAAGCAAAAAGAAAAATTAGTTGGAGAAATATTTGAACCAAAAAAATATTGGGAAAGAGGATGGGATGCTGGTATTTGGGATTTACATCAATCTTATGTAAATGGTGAAGAAATACCTTCAATGTATACAACTGAAAATCCAGAAGATACAGGTTTTTTAGAAAGAAACATTATGAATATTTCAAGATTAGTAAAAGATTTTCCTATTTATGCAGTAAGTACAATTCCAGCTCTTATTGCTACAAGAGGAAAAGCAAAAGATTTTTCACTAGCAACAGGAGCTTTTGTCGCTGGATCATTAAGACAAACTTATTTAACAGCTTTACAAAATGATGAGGTAAATGGTTTTAATGAATTTTTTAGAGTTTGGACTAATGAAGGAATTAAAGCTGGAGCTACAGAAGCTGCTCAACTTTATGCTGCAATGAAGTTAGGTGGAGTATTTAATGGACCATTAAAAAAAACTATTGCTAGTGCAATAGGATTTGAAGCAACTGGAGCTGCTATTCATGGAGAAATGCCTAGCAAAGAACAAATGCAAGATAGTTTATTTTTATTTGGTTTGTTTAATTATGGTGGAGCTGCAATAAATAAATCAAAATATATAATAAAAAAAAATGATAGAACATTACCAGAATTAGCAGAAGATATAGTAACTCATAAAACTGTTTATGAAGATATTGCTAGTAAAACAAATACTAATCCTAGACATTATGGTAACGAAAAAATTATAGAATATAAACCAGAAAAATTTAAAGAAGGTTTAAAATTTGAAACTAAAGAAGAACAAGCTATTTTTAATAAAACAAAATATTCAGAAAGAGAACCTGTAAAAACAATAGAAGGAGATATTCAATCTAAAAAACAAGCAATAGATACGGCAGCAACTAAATATATTGATAGACTTCATCCAATAAAAAAAATAGTAGAGAAAGTACAAAATATAAAAAATACTAAAGATGCTTTAAATGTTTATGAACAATTTAGAGTTTTATTAGGTGTAGAAAATAAAGCAGGTGCTGCTATTGAGAAAGGTACATTTAATGTTAATTTAAAAACAAATGGTAAATCTTTTAAAGACATATTAGATCCTTTAATTGAAAAAGGAGCAACATTAAAATTAAAAGAAAGAGATCAAAGAAATAGACAAACTTATGCAGAGTTCAATAATTATGCTATTGCAAAAAGAGTAGTTGAAAAAGGTAAACAAGATATTGAAACTGGGATTACTTTAGAAGTTGCTAATAAAGTAGCAAACAATTCAAAGTTAATTAAAAAATATGAAAATGTAAGAAAAGAATTAATTGAATACGATAAAAGATTATTAGAATACGTAAGAGATAAAGGTTTAATAACTCCAGAAACTTTTAAATCTATG